GTATCATCGACGTACTAAATGGCTACCGATAATAAAATATCGACATTAATAGAAAGCCAGGTCCCTGGATATCTTTTGGAAGAGGGTCCTAATCTCGTTGCGTTCCTAAAAGCATACTATGAATGGATGGAGACTACTGGCCAGGTTACAGACGCTAGTAAGAATCATTTAAATAACCGTGATATCGATACTACCGATCTTAATAAGTTCTATGAGTATTTCAGACGAGAAGTATTAGCGGACTTTCCTAAAGAAGTGTTGGCCGATAAAAGACTAGTCGCAAAACGAATAAAAGACTTGTATCGCGCAAAAGGGTCGACTGCTGCTTAAAACCTTCTTTTTAGAATACTGTATAATCAGAACGTATCGATCTATAAGCCTAGTGAAAATATATTGCGAGCGTCTGATGGAAGATGGACTCAAGATACTATTGTACGTCTAGGTGCTCCTTTCTCTGGTAATCTAGAACTTGCGGTAGGTAAAATAATTACTGGTTCTAATTCAGGTGCTACCGGTAAAGTTTTAAAAGTACTTACTGTATTTGAAAGTGGTGTTGAAGTAAAGCAATTAAGACTCGTTGAAGTTGTAGGTACATTTATTGATCTAGAGAAAGTAACGACTCCAGAAGGTTTAAGTGGTTTTGTTGTTAATACAGTTGGACCGCTTAGTGCAGTTGAATTTGGTTCGGCTAGTGCATCGGGTGGTATTGGTCATCAGGTTGGAGATAGCGTTACCTTCTCTAGTGTATCTGGTACTGGAGCAATTGGCGTAGTAGATGCAACATCAGATGAAGTATTGACATTTGTCATTACAGATGGTGGTAGTGGGTATACGGTAGGCAGTAATACCGTTATTAGTATATCAGGTGGATTACCAAAAGGTGGTTTGACAGGTTCAGCTACAGTATCGGCTATCACAAACACCGAAACTATATTTGCATATACCGACACCATTCAAGGTCTTTCTGACACTCCTATTGAATATGGTCCAACATATAGTTCAAATTCTGGTATCGTTAGTTCTAACCTTGCATCATCCAATGCATATACTGCACTTAGCGCTGCATTAGGAACACTTGAGCTAGTAGCGGGTAAGATAAGTGCTTTAACAATAACCACCGGTAACTATGCTAACAGCTCCGTACCAGACGTATCAGCAGAGCAGATACAAATATCTCCACTTGACATTCCAGATGGTTCTGGTGGTTTCAAAGGTCGCAATGCTATCATTTCACCAGCATTCCTTCCTGGATCAATCACAGACGTCACTGTAACAAATGGGGGAAGATTATATAATGCAATTGATGCTGTTACAGTAACCAACACTACAAGATCGGGTACTTCTGCAGCAATAGGTGATCCAGTTATATCAGGTGTTATTGAGGAGCAAGGAAGCTACAAAGATACTAAAGGTTTCTTGAGCTGGGACCAAAGATTACAAGACAATTACTACTATCAAGAATTTAGCTACGTAATTAGGTCTCAAAAAGCGTTAAAGACATATCGAAACATAGTACGTGATGTAATACATCCAGCTGGTACAGCTCTGTTTGGTCAGATTGATATTGAAACTGAAGCTGATCTAACTGGGTTGGATGTTGAAACACTTGTATCTACTGATTTGATTGGTGGTAAAGATGGTGTCACGGTAGGATCATTAACGACTACGTTTGGTTTAATTACTCAAATAGATCGTACGTTACCGGTAGAATCTCTAACCAGTACCGTTACTATACCGACACACAGTGTACAATATGAGATTAATCCAACATCATTTACAGATGGCCAAGACTTCTCTACAGATGCAGTTATAAGTCGTGATTCTATACTGACGTCCATCACTCCTACTACTGCCGTATCAACAGACACTATACTGTCTAGAGATATGTTTGCTACGTCAATTGCTTCTACGTTGACTGTAAACGAGCCTGCTGAAGATGTATACTTGCTAGCAGATGGATTCATTTACGTATCCAACACAAATACAATTCAAACATACCTTGGTCAACCAATTACTCAATACCTAGACGATCCTGTAATCCTCGGTACGCCGTTTGTTGTACAGGGTGATGGTAGCGTAGCATTCTCTACCATCATTAAGGGTGGATCGCAGATAGAAATTGAAGATAGGATACCAGGTACGTCTGGCAACACGACATATATAGTTAATACTGTATTCAGTAACACTACGTTCACAATCAACACTGAATTCGTCGGCGAAGCAATGTCGAACGGTGTATTCAGATATATCTACGATGGTAACATTTAACAATGGCTATCACTACTAGCAAAAAATTTAACGTACATGCTGCTACGCAGTTTAAAGAAGGGTTTGACGAATCTGATCCTTCACAAATGTATTTGTTCTACTCTAGAATTGATCCTTGGGGATCAGAATCTAGTCCTCCTGCCATCGCAGATACCGTATACGCGGAGAGAGATGTTTGGAGAGGAATGACTGCATTAAAGAAAGTGTCCAACAATAATGTTACCATGGCTGTGTCCAAATACCTTTGGACTACTAACACTGTGTATACAGAGTATAGTGACACCAATGTCAACCTTGCAACCAGCAACTTCTATGTAATCACAAGCAACAACGAAGTATACAAATGCTTGTTTAACGCCAATGGTGTATCAAGCACAGTCAGTCCTACCGGAAGATCAACATCTGTTATCACTACCAGCGATGGATATAAGTGGAAGTTCATGTATGACATTAGCCAAGCTGATATGAATCGGTTTGGTGGAGTCAATCATATACCGGTAAAAACTCTTATATCTGATGACGGTAGTGCTCAATGGAACGTACAGCAAGCGGCCGCTAATGGTTCAGTACCAATATTCGAAGTAACAAGCGGTGGAAGCGGTTATCTTGAGAATAAAGGTACTGTTGCAGGAGTGACAAGTACCACTCAGTTAACTATTGCTAATAATGCATCAGGTACTGATAACGTATATAACGGTTCCACCATTTTTATCTCTAATGGTCTTGGTGCTGGCCAGCTAAGAATTATTACGGGATACAATGCTACAACAAAGCTGTTAACGGTTAACAGTGCATTTACAGTATCGCCAAATACTTCTAGCACCTACCACGTTGGTCCTCGGATAAATATAGTCGGAGATGGTAACGGAGCATCAGCGTACGCTAATGTACAATCTGGTGCAATAACTAAGATTACTGGAATTAATGAGGGGACTAGTTACTCTAGGGCCAGGGTATTAATTACGGCTAACCCAGCTTACGGATCGGGTGCTACTGCAGTTGCTTATCTTCCTGGACTAGGCGGCCACGGATCTGATCCAGTGAATGAGTTGTTCGCTACCAATGTTACCATGAATATTGAGGTTGATGGTACTGAAGCGGGTTTCTTTCCTGCTAACAACCAATTCAGGGTTTACGGAATTATTAAAGATCCTACCGTGAGATCTACTGGAGGAGTTGCTAGTAGCTTACGTTACGATCAAACAACTAGACTGACGTTAAGCAGCATCACTGACACTTTTGTTGAGGACGAATTTATATCAGGTGGTACAAGCGGTGCTACAGGTAGGGTTGTTTATTTTGCTAATACTAATGCTGCAAGTACAACTGGTGTGCTTCATCTAACTTATCCGGAGGGATCTTTTGCTAACGGAGAAAGTATTTCAGCAAACAACTCAGGGACAACTGCGGTTGTACAACAAATTACTAAACCAGACTTGGTGCCTTATTCTGGCCAGATGATTTACTCGGTAACACAAGCACCAATAGAAAGAGATATAGCTCAAACAGAAAACTTTACTATCACTGTTAAGTTTTGATAAAGAGAAACAGATATGACTGCCAATAACAACCTGACAACTAACTTCAACGTAGATCCTTACTACGATGATTACGATGAAACCAAAAACTTTCATCGCATTCTATATCGTCCTGGATTTGCAGTTCAAGCTAGAGAGCTAACTCAGCAACAGTCAATCTTACAAAACCAAATTCATCGTTTTGGTAATCACATCTTTAAAGATGGATCTGAGGTAACGGGTACCAGTGAAGTACTGGATCAATTAAACGTATTCCGATTAAAGTCGACCTATGCCGGCTCGGCAATTGACGTTACTGCTTTTGAAAACAATTATGCTAGAACTAGAACGTCAAACAAACTATTTAAGGTTAAGAAAGTTATTCCAGCAGCGGGTGGTGACTTTGATTTAATCTACGTACAATATATTCAAGAAGCAAACACTTCTGCTAACGTTGTTGCCTCTAGCATCGAAGTTTCAAACAATGAGATTGTAGACTTTAGTACATCATATATCAATACTACAACTAAACAGTTTACATCTAATACCGGTGCTGCGCAGATTCTTGCTACTGGTGATACAACCGTAGCTAAGCTGCCAGTGACTCGTGGTTTCCTTTACTCGGTAGATGAATCTGTATACTACCACAAAGGTTTGTTTATTCGAGCACCTAAGCAAACGCTTGCAGTAGCAGCTAACGTAAACCATACCATGAGTATAGGATTTACGTCGACTGAGACACTGGTTAGCTCTGATGACGACACCACATTAACTGATCCAGCACGTGGTAGCTACAACTATGCTGCTCCTGGTGCTGACAGATTAAAGGTCGAGCTTACCCTTACAGCTAAGCCAGTTGCAGATATTTCTTCGGCGCCTGTTAGCTCAAACAATTACTTTGAAGTTGCGAGAGTACAGAATGGTAATTTTATTCGACGGCGGCCTTCTGCTGATTATAATATCCTTGCTGATGAACTGGCTCGCCGTACTTTTGAAGAGTCTGGTAACTATACGGTTGATGGACTTCAACTTAACATAGGAAACACCTCTGCTACGACCTCAAACCTCGTAGCTATATTTTCACCAGGCACTGCTTACGTTAAAGGTTATCGCATCCGTAGCGATGGGTCCAGACAGATCTCATTCCCCAAAGGCCGAGCTACAGATTCAATCACTGAGCAGAACATTACTGCGCTCTATGGTAACTACTTAATTGCCAATACAGTCACGACCGGTTTGATGGATATAGATGATCGAGTTGAACTCCATTCAAATCTTACACCAAGTGCTGCCACTAAAGTTGGCGAGGCGCATATTAGAAACATAGAGTATTTGTCTGGTTCAGGTACTGGACGTAAGTACAAGGTGTTCCTTTACGACATCCGTATCACAGATGCTACTAAAAACTTTAACAGTGTAAAGAGTATTATTAGAGGCACTCATTCTAGCTACACAGCATACGTAGAAGTAAACACAGATAGCATTACATCTTTCAACAAAACTGGTACGTTGGTATCAGGTAGCGCTGAAGTAAGACTTACTAGTGTTGGTGGTGTAAAGGTAGGTCAGCTTATTGAGGGTGGTGGCATTGAAGCCAATACCAAGGTAAACTCGATATTGTTTGATACTATTACGATGAGTAGAAACGCTACCATCTCTCAGAACAATGCGACTCTTACGTTCTCAAGCCTTGATCTTACAGATAAAGAGTTTAACAAAAGCTACTTTGTTATGCCGCACATTAATGTAGCTAACGTAGTAAACGTTGACTACAAGTTTAAGCGAAAGTTTGCATCAGTGTCCTTTATTAATGGATCAGCAACCATCCAGACATTAAGTGGATCAGAAAGATTCTCTTCAGGTACAGGTGATCTTGCCAATGAGAATTTTATAGTAGTAGTTAAGACTGGTGGCGCCGGTACGATTACTACAGGAGAAAACGTAGACCTGACTGCAGGGTCGCGATCTGTAACAGTTCCCACACCTACACCCGGCAACCCAGGATCGGCTACTATAAATGTTGACGAGGCATCCTTTAATGGTACTGCGGACATCATTGCTGCAATTGATGTTACTGCCGATAGTCGACGGGTCAAGACAAGAAATAGCTCTCAAACTAAAACCTTTGCAGGTGGGTATCCAACAAACGGAACCAAGTTGTCAATTGGTTACGCTGACGTAATTAAGATCAATGCAATCTACGAAGGCAACTCTTCTCTCGTAACTTCTAATACTTCGCAAGCAGTAAGAGTGTATGGTGTTGATACCACTATGCAAGACGTTACTTCCAAGTTTATATTCAACAATGGTCAACGTGAATCGTTCTATGATCATGGTACCATTGAGCTTAAACCTGGATACGGTGCTAACACTAACCAAATCCTAGTTGACTTTGATTACTTTAGCCATGGTGGTGGTCTTGGATATTTCTCAGACAAGAGCTATCCAAGCTACGCTTCTATTCCATCATACATCAACACCAAGGGTGAGGAGATCTTCCTAAGAGACACGTTAGACTTTAGACCAACTAGATCGTCTAATACCAGCTCAAATACCTACATCTCTACGAAAGCGTTTGAGAATCATCAAATCGTGGACTCACAAACCTTTGAGATAGAATCAGATTACAGCTACTACAAGAGAGTTGTACATAAGATTTCTTTGGACCACAAAGGTAATTTTGTGGTGACGTCTGGTGCTGCGGCTCTTAATAATCCTCCAATCCCTCAAACTAGCGAAGATACAATGTTGCTTGCAACATTGTTTGTTAATCCCTACACTTACGACGAGCGTGATCTCCGAGTTAAGCTAGAAGACAATCGCCGATACACAATGAGAGACATTGGTGGTTTAGAGAATCGAATTGAAAACCTTGAATACTACACGTCATTAAACTTACTTGAAACTCAAGTAGCCAGTACTCAGTTCTTGGATGACAACGGCGAAGCAAGGTATAAGAATGGATTCATAGTAGATCCTTTCCAAGGTCACTCTGTGGGTGATGTATTCGATAGTAACTATAAGGCGTCCATCGACAGAGCTCAGCAGATAATGCGTCCCAAGTTTACCAGTGACCAAGCACCATTAGTGGCTGGTACAAGTGGTCTGACGATCAACAATAAAATAGTTACGCTTCCATACACTGAAGTAGCATACGTTGATCAAACTACTGCCTCTGGAACTATTAATGTCAACCCATTCCAGGTTGTTTCTTTTGTTGGTAATGCAATTCTAGATCCAACTAAAGATACTTGGGTAGATAATGTTCACCAGCCTTCAGTAGTAACTAACGATGAAGGTCATCTCGATCATTATGAGAAAATCGTAAAATACATTAAAGAGACTGGTGGCTACGAATATGGTGACTGGAGAAGGAACTCAGAAACTAAAATTACAGCGTTGGGTGGAATTCAAGAGGTAGGCGTCAAAGAAAGAACTAATGTAAGGCTTTCTCTTGATCTAAATTCGACAACCTATTACCCATACATGCGATCTAGAAAAGTAAACTTTGAGCTAACTGCTCTTAGACCTAATACGAAGCTGTATGTGTTTATGGATGGTGTCGATATTTCTGATCATGCTGCTCCTAACTCCTACAGTTCA